CCGACAGCTCCATCGCCTGCGGCTTGAAGGCCTGGCTTTGCTGGCCAAGATTCAAACCCATTGCCCCGAGTTACAAACTTTGATGCTCAAGGAAAGTAAAGATGAGTGAAACTATTGCAGCAACCCCCGCGAATACACCAGCTAGCGGCGATGCGCAACCGGCCGCGGCAGCGGCACCCGCAGCAGCACCGGCCGCTCCGGCCGTCGTTGATGCAAGTGCTACTCCCGTAGTCGATTCTCAGCAGTCAACCGACGGACAACCCGCAGCACCAGCACCCGCCGCGGCCGATCCTAATGGCACTCCGGCAGCTCCGCAAGGCGCACCGGAAAAGTACGAGTTCAAGGCACCCGAAGGCACCGCGTTTGATGATGCCGTCATTGCCGAATACTCCGCAGTTGCCAAGGAATTGGGCTTGTCTCAAGTTGACGCGCAAAAGGTAATCGATAAGTTGGCGCCCAAAATCGCCGAACGCACCGTCGCCGCAAACACGGCAGCCTTTAACGCCTTCAAGGACGGGCTACTCGCCCAGGCCAAGGCCGATAAGGAATTTGGCGGTGACAAGCTTAACGAAAACCTTGCGGTAGCCAACAAGGCCTTAGATGCCTATGGTTCACCGGAGTTGCGCAAGCTCTTAGATACCTCCGGCTTAGGAAACCACCCCGAAATTATTAGGGCGTTTCTCAAGGTTGGGAAAACCATTAGCGAGGACAAGTTTGTACCCGGCGGCCTTCAACCCACTAAAGGGGAAAAGAACGCAGCAAACGCCCTCTACCCAAATCAAAAAACTGCATAAGGAATTAAACCATGACTACCCTAGCTACCAATGCTTTAACACTCGCGGATTGGGCCAAGCGCTTAGACCCGGACGGTAAAGTACCAACCGTTGCCGAGTTGCTTTCGCAATCCAACGAGATCCTCGAAGATGCCGTGTTTGTCGAGGGCAATTTGCCTACCGGCCACCGCGTCACAATCCGCACGGGCTTGCCTCAAGTTTATTGGCGCTCGATCAACCAAGGCGTGCCATCAAGCAAATCCGCAACCGCACAAGTCGATGAATCCGTCGGCATGCTCGAGGCGTATTGCCGCGTGGACCGCAAGCTTGCCGAATTGAACGGGAACACCGCTCAGTTTCGCCTAAGCGAAGATAGCGCGTTCCTTGAGGCCATGAACCAAACCCAAGCCTCGACGATGTTCTACGGCAACCCCGCCAACGATCCGCGTCAATACCTGGGCTTTGCCCCACGGTTTAGCGCGATCTCCGGTGCCGGTAACGCCCAAAACATCATCAACGGCGGCGGCGCATCCACCAACAACACATCGATTTGGTTGGTTGTATGGGGTGAAAATACCGCGTTTTGCACATTCCCAAAAGGGACCAAAGCCGGCCTAGCCCATGAAGATAACGGCGTATTGACCGTGTACGACGGCAACAACAACCCATACGAAGCCTATCAAACCCATTACTCATGGGATAACGGCCTTGTAGTCAAGGATTGGCGTTACGTTGTGCGTATCTGCAACATCAACACCGCTAACCTGGTTGCCAATACATCGGCCGCCGATTTGATCGCGTTGATGAGCCGCGCACTTGATCGTATTCCAAACTTCGGAATGGGCCGCGCAGCGTTCTACATGAATCGTACCGTTTACTCGATTCTCCGCTTGCAAGCCTTGAACAAGAGCAACTACGCCTTGTCCGTTGAAAAGGGCCTCAATCAATTTGGTACAGCCGCAAGCTGGCTCAATTTTGAGGGTGTTCCATTGCGCCGGTGCGATCAGTTGTTGAACACCGAAGCCACGATCTCTTAATCAAGATCAAACCCCTTAACTCTTTAGGAGAAACATAATGATTGTTGACGCACTCTTAGCCCTTTCGGGCTCAATCCTCGGTAACACCATTACCGGCCAGGACGTACACGCCACCGATGCTTCGGTTTTATCCGCCAACACCCTTGACCTGGGCGTTGCACGCGACATTGGCGAAGGTCAAAACCTCTTCGGTCGTTTTGAAGTTACCGTAGCCGCCTCCGGTGGCACATCGACAGAGATGCAAGTGATCGCTGCCGATGCCGCCAACTTAACCGGCAACGTGGCCGTACTCGGTACCACCGGTGCGATCCCCGTCGCATCCTTGACCGCGGGCGCGCGCTTTGCTTGCCTGGTCAATCCACGTTTAGCAAGCAAGGGCCAGCGCTATCTCGGCCTACGCTACGTGAGCGTTGGTGCGGTGACGGCGATCACCGTTTACGGCGATGTTGGTCTTGAAGTTCAAGACGGTCAGAAGATGTACGCGTCCGGTTTCGCAGTTCTGTAATCGGATTTTTCAACTTTTTATCAGGAGTTAAACAATGGCTAAGTATCGTGTAAAAACCAAATCATTCATCGGTAACGGGATTGTCGAAGAGGGCGCAATCGTCGAGTACGACGGCATCCCCGGCGACAACCTGGAAGCGATCGACGAGGAGGCTGCAGAAGCAACCGTAGCAGCGGAAGGCATCGATGCTCTCTCCTTGGAGCGTCAACATGCAGCCGCTACCGGCATAGTGGATTTGCCCCCCGTCGAAGCGGTCGCACCTTTGGTTTAACGCGGTACGCATTGTTGTGCAAACGGGGGTACCTAGTGCCCCCGTTTTTTCTAGGAGATTTTGGCGATGAGTTCCGACGTTGATATTTGCAACCTAGCGCTATCCTTTTTGGGTGACGCGGCTATCGTCCAAAGCATTAGCCCTCCCGATGGCAGCGCTCAATCTTCCCATTGCTCCCGCTTTTATCCGGTAGCTCGGGATGCGGTTCTCGAAATGCACGCTTGGGGTTTTGCAACCCGGCGCATTGCATTGGCGCAAGTATCAAACCCGACAATCACATCAAGCGATCCCAACGGCACTTGGCGCTACGCGTATGCGGAGCCCGCCGGGCTGGTGAATTACTTGGCGCTGCTCGACCCGAACGCACCCGACGATTATTCGGCCGGTATGCCCGCTCCCAATTCCTACGGCCTTGGCCAATCGAATCTAGGCAACTACACCCCCCAACCCTACGCGGTTGAAAGCGATGTAAACGGCAGCAACATCATTCTAACGAACACCCAAAATGCCATTCTTCGCTACACCGTGAGGATTACCGATGCGGCGAAATTTTCCGGACTATGTACGACCGCAATCGCTCGCAAGCTTGCAACGTTTTTAGCCGGGCCGATATTGAAAGGCGATACAGGAAGAGCCGAGGCGAAGGCCCAAGAGGTGCTATTCAAACAAGTCATGGCCGAGGCAAAAAGCTCGGACGCCAATCAACGCAACATTAAGCCCGCACCGGGCGCTCCCTGGATGGTCAATAGAGGATGAGCACTCGAATCCTAGAGCACTCGTTTTCCGCGGGGGAGCTTACCCCCGAATTGTTCGGCCGAGTCGATTTATCGAAAAGGCAAGAGGGGTTAGCGCTTTGCCGTAACTTTATTACGCTACCCCACGGCCCCGCGATCAATCGCCCAGGTACCGAGTACGTCCGAACGGTAAAAAACCCTTCGGTTGTTGCGCGCTTAATCCCGTTCTCCTACTCCAATACGCAAACCTTTGCGATCGAATTGGGTGCCGGGTATTTTCGGTTTCATACCAACGGCGCCACGCTGATCGATCCCGGCACGGGCAACCCCTACGAAGTGGCCAACTCCTACGCGGCTGCCGATCTATTCGATATTCACTATATCCAATCGGCCGATGTTATGACATTGGTACACCCGAACTATCCTCCCCAGGAATTAAAGCGCTTAGGGGCGACCAATTGGACGCTCACGGCTCCAACGTTCGTGCCCCCTTCCAACCCCCTTACCGGACTTGCATCGACCGCTACAGGCACCGGAGGCACACCGGTGACGCAAACCTACGCGGTAACGTGCGTGCTTACCGATAACTTGCAAGAGACGGTACCGATTGCTGCCGGATCGTGCTCGAACGATCTCTCTATCGCCGGGCATTACAACACGATCACGTTCACGGATCCGAGCACCGCGGGCACCAACGCCCGGTATTACATTTACAAACTCATCAACGGGTTGTACGGCTACATTGGCCAATCGGCGGGCGGTTCATTCGTGGATAACAACATCATTCCCGACGTATCGCAAACCCCGCCAATCAGTGATACCACCGCAGCGTTTAACGCCGCGGGCAACTACCCCGCAGCGGTGAGCTACTATCAGCAACGCAGAGTATTCGCCGGTACAAGCGGAGCCCCTCAAAATGTTTGGGCTACCCGCAGCGGTACCGAATCGGATATGTCCTACACGATCCCCGTGCAAAGCGATAACCGGGTATCGGTACGAATCGCCGCACGCGAGGCAAGCGCAATTCGTCATATCGTCCCATCGGCTCAATTGATGCTTTTTACCGCGAGCTGCATTTGGCTTATGGCCGCACCGGGTAATCAAGTCCTGTCGCCAACCAACATTAGCGTTACGCCGCAATCGTATGTCGGCGCGAATAATGTCACTCCCCAGGTTGTCAATAATTTGGTTTTATACGCAGCGGCCGGAGGCGGCCATATTCGCGAAGTTTCGTACAGTTGGCAAGTAAGCGGATATACCTCAAGCGATATTTGCCTATTGGCTCCGCACCTATTCGATTACAACACGATCGTCGATATGGCCTATTCACGCGGCCCGATCCCGATTTTGTGGGCGGTATCCTCAAGCGGATCCTTGCTTGGCATGACCTATGTACCCGAGCAACAAACCGCAGCATGGCACCACCACGATACCGCCGCCAATGGCGTTTTTGAATCGTGCTGCGTCGTGACGGAAAACAACGAGGATATGCTTTACGTGATCGTTCGGCGCACGATCAACGGCTCCGTGGTGCGCTATGTCGAGCGCTTGCACACCCGTTTATACGCAACCCTCGCCGATGCGTTCTATGTCGATTCGGGCTCAACCTTCGTAAGCGGCTCCGGCCCCGTGACCACGATCTCGGGATTGAATTGGTTGGAGGGGCAGACGGTAAACATTCTCGCCGACGGCGCGGTCATGACACCCAAGGTCGTTACGAGCGGAGCGATCGCATTGGACCAGCCCGCCACGAAAGTGATTGTGGGCTTGCCGATCGTCGCGCAGTTGCAAACGCTCCCGGCCGTAATTCAATCGGATGCCGCCTCGGGGCAAGCCAACCAAAAGAACGTGAACAAGGCATGGCTGCGCGTCTATCGCTCGAGCGGGATCAAGGTAGGCCCGAATTTCAATAACCTGGTTTCCTACGCGCAGCGCACAACCGAGCCTTACGGATCGCCGCCGAATTTGTTAAGCCAAGAGATCGAGATTGTTTTAAATCCCTCTTCGGGCATCGACGGCCAAGTGTGCGTGCAACAAACCGATCCTCTGCCGGTGGACATTGCGGCCATCACTTTAGAAATTGAAATGGGAGGTTAATCATGTGCACACCGCAAACGGGATTGGGGATACAAGGAGCCGGAGCCGGGATGGCGGCCTTTGGATCCTACAACCTGGCAACCGCGCAAAAGGGCGCGCTCAATTACGAAGCCGCGGTCGCGACAAACAATTCGACGTTGGCCAACTACCAGGCGCAAGTGACGGCCCAGGTGGGGGCAAATCAGCAATACGCCTTGGGGCTGAAATCGGCGCAAACCTTCGGGGATCAACGCGCAGCGTTGGCCGCCGGGGGTGTTGACCTGGGCAGTGGATCCGCGCTCGAGGACTTAACCACGACAAAGTACATGAGCAAGGTTGACCAGCTCACGATCCAAAACAATACGGCCAATCAGATATGGGCCGAGAAAACGCAAGCCCAGGGCTACGCCTCAGAAGCGGCCTTCGACAGCGCAAGCGCCAAGGCGATCAACCCCGTCATATCGGGTGCTTCCTCATTGCTGACCGGTGCGGGCATGGTCGCTGCTAGTTGGTACCGATAAAGGAAAAACAAGATGCCAACCATACCAACCTATGACAATCCGACCGTAGCTACTCAGCCCTTGCCGGCGGTTCGGCAGCAAATCCCCAATCGCATGCTGTTGGCTGCGAGCATTGGTCCCGAACAGCAAGTCAAGCTTGGCCAATCCATTCAGAATTTTGGCAACGGAGTGCACCAAGCGGCTGCAGCCGAGGCCGATGCAAACCTGATTGGCGCAATCCAGGGCGTACTCTACGGCACCCCGGACAATCCCAACTCGGGGTATCTGAATCAAAAAGGGAAAAATGCGGTTGACACGTACCAGGATACCGTCAAGGCTTTGCAAAACCTCGCACCGGACCAGGCAAAAAACCTTTCTCCCGAAGCTGCGGGACTGGCACAAACCTCGACGAATTTGCGGGTGCAATCGGCGATTGCGCAAATTACCCAGCACAATTCACAACAAACCGGGGTGTATCAGCAAGCGGCGGGGGCCACCCGCGTTAAGGCCGCATCCGATAGCGCTGCGCTCTCCTACAACCCCTTAACGGATAAGCCCAGCCTTGACTACGATCCAAAAAGCCCCGAGGCGAGCACGCCTTACCAGCTCAATTTAAGGACGATCCAGGCCGAAGCCAATAGCTTGGCCGATTTGCAAGGCATTCGGGATCCCGATTTGCGCTCCGCATTCATCAAAGAGCAAATGGGGCAGGCCTACGTCAGCACGCTTGCGCACATGATCGATGGCAGCAAGGGCAAAAACCTGAATGGGTCTACCTTAAAAATCGCCCAGGGCTATTTCGATTCGATTAAGGACAATCTTACGGCCGCGCAGCAAGACAAGATCCAGGGCGTGCTCAAGGCGGGCGCTTTGCAAGATACCGTTCTTAGCTATTCCGATCAGTTGATGGACACCCATAAGAGCGAAACAGCGCAATTAAAGCAAATCCGCGCCGACTTTGAAGCCGGGAAAATCAGCGGGGTGGAGCGCGAGCAAATCGAATCGCGAATCAACCACCTCCATGCACAAGCCCGCTCGCTGGACGACCAGAATACGGCAAGCCTTCAAGGCCAGGTGCAAGATTGGATTATCAAAAACCCAGGCAAAGACATTACCGCGTGGCCGACCGTGCTCTACACACAGTTGATGCACAAGGGGATGCTGGCCACCGCCGATGCTTTTGCGCAAAGAACAACAAAAGAGTCCGATAAGAAATATTATGTATCCGCATTTTCAGGGCTGGGAACGGGTGGCGAAAACGATATCGCAAAACTTAGCGATAGCGAATGGGGCGAGAAACGAACCTTGCTATCCCCTACGGATTTTACGAAATTGGACAAAATGAGGGCCGATTTTAAGGAGGGAAAACCCATTAACGGCAAAGACCCCGGCAACATCAACATAGGTAAGTTCAATAACATTTTTAACAACCGTTTGCCAAAGCTCAACAAGAAAGGCGCAGAGTATTCCGAAACTTACGCCGCCGTTAAGGATGCAGTAATACAGGATCAGCACATTGCCGGTCACGTGTTCAATGACGAACAATTAGCCAAGTCGCTCGACTCCTACCTAAAGGACACGCTCACGGTACCGGGCACCTTATGGGGCACGAATGAAACCTCTCTTTATAAGGCGCACGTCAAGGAAGTACCGCTTAGCGACGAACGCCGGATTCGGGAAGCATTCGTAAAAAACAAAGGACGCCAACCTACGGCGGCAGAGATCACCCAGGTCTATCAGGCAGCGGGGAATAAGCATGACTAATGAAGTTGACTATGACGCCAGCGTCCAGCGAATCGGGGAGCAACGCGATACCCAGGTAGGAAACAGCATTTACAACGCTTCGGTTGTGGATCCTAATAAAGCGGCTAAAGCGCAAGATTTGGCAAAGACCACCGGTTTGCCACCGCAAACGACGCTTAATGACTATGACGATATTGTGCGAAGGTTCAAGGCCTCGCAAGCGACGGTTGTGGTCAAGGATGCCCCCACCTTGGCGCAGCATTTGACCGATCAAAACACGGCCAATATCGTGCACGACGATTTGCCGAACGCTTCCGGTATTGAGCAGACCTTGAGAAAGAAAGGTTTAATTGAGGATGCCCTAGACGCTATTGGCAATACAGGAAAGAAAGTTGCCGGAGCTGCTTTGGGCGGTATATACGGTTTGCGCAAATCGATTCACGACACCATATCCCCCAATACCCCGGACCCGGTGGGGGACATGGGATCCAGCTATGCTAAAAATTTGGTAAGGCAGGCTAATGCCGATCCTGCCACCCGCGGGGCGGGTGAATTAGCGGGCGGTAGGGCCTATGTCCCTTTCATGGAATTAGCCCCTTTTGTGATAGCCGGCGCTGAAGGCAACGCGGGTGCGCAGCAGCTTAAGGACCAGGGGGCCGATGACAACACCGCCAATGTTGTAGGAGGTTTGCAAGGCGCAATCCTTGGCGCGGTACAAAAAATCCCGATGGGCAATGTACTTTTTGGGGAGGGTGTAAAGACTTTTGCCAAGAGCGTTGGGGGAGCTGCTCTTAAGGCGGGTGCGGTAGGTGCGGGGCAATCGGTTGTGGGCGATAGCGTTGCGCAACAAGTACTAGAAAAAAATGGTTATGGTGAATTATCAAAAGAATACGCCCCTTCGTTTGAGAAGGCTTGGGACTCGGCGCTATTCATGGG